AGCAAAGATACAGATGGGTATTGGAGTATTTATCAAGCACCTGTAGAAGGTGCAGAACCACTCTACACCCATCCAGCAGACCTAACAGATGAGGAAATAATTGAATCGTTAGCAGAACTAGAACACAAGCAATGGATGAAGTGGGCTGACACCATTATGCAAACAGAAAAGATTAGTGATGACAGGTTTGCAAGATGGGCTAGTTGCATGATTCCTTATGCTGATTTGTCCGAAGAAATGAAAGAGTTTGACAGGGAATGGGCTAGAAAAGCATTAGCAATACTAAGAAAGGCACAAGAAAAATGTTAATTCAACTTGATAAAAACAAAATTGTGGATTCTTCTTATATTCTTTGGGCTAAAAGAAATGGTAATTACACCGATGTTCAATTAAAAGATGGCAATATTTTTAAACAAATATGGGATGAAAATGAAGATGTTTGGTATCAAATAAAAAATGCACAAGAGAAATGAACTGTAACTTAATAACTGCAATATTTTTATCCATTTGTTTTGTTGTTTTTATAGGTTATGGTTGTTGGAAAACAAGAAATACACCTAAAAAAGTTTAAAAAGGCACAAGAGAAATGACACCATACGGAATTTCAAAAGACATGTTAGACAAAGGTTACATGACCGCATTGCATCCGTCTTTATGGGCAAGGTTAAAGTTTTATTTGTTTGGTAGAAAGATTGTTGAATCGGCTGGTATGCATAGAGTTGTTTGGTATGTGTATAAAGACCAATTATTCCTTGCTGAAATGAAGCATAAGTATTTTTAAGAAAGGCACAAGAGAAATGACTACATTTACTACGGAAGATAGGCAAGATGTTCAAACATTGTTGTTTGAAAATGCCAATTTAATTACCCAGTTGCAAGAAAAAGTGAAGTTTTTAGAAACCAAAAATAAATGGCTTATGCAACAAATTGAGCAACTCGAAATTCAATTATGGGGGTCACGATGAGTGTATTTTTTACTTTAATGGCATTAACTGGGATTTGCACTTGGATTGCAATTTTTTTAATGATTGGCCTAATATGGATTGAATCAAAATGATTCCAGAAGATAAGAAAGAAAAAGTTAGAAATATTATAAAAAGTGACCCAGATAGCTACCGTTTAGACTTTGGTGATTGGGTCGAAAGTAATTGGCATATATTAGTAGCGTTCTTTAATGAAGCCAATAAAGTCTGGGATTTGGGTATTAGGCATCATTCAGCACGGGATTTGTGCGCTTTTTTGCGGCATCAATCCAAAATTGAAGAAGCCGAGCAACGATCAAGAATCAACCCAAATGGCTTTAAAATTAGCAATAACGCATCACCGTATTTAGCTAGACTATATTTGGCCATCAAACCAGAAAGGGATGGATTATTTGAATTAAAAGAATTAAAGGCAAGTCAATGAAAGGTGAAAATATGAATGATTACATTTGGACAGTTAGCGGTACTGATATTACTCAAAGGTGGCGGCAACATGGCTGGATTCCACCATCAGAATTACCAGAGTACCAAAAGAAATGGAAGTTTTACCAAGAATTACCATTGCGTAAACTTGATGATAAAGCCAAAGAAGAATACGAAATGGTGCTTAAAAAAGCAAAAGTAGCTAGGATTCGTTAAGCATTTCTAATGCGGCCTTACGGACTGTTTCAACCCTTGCTAACCAGCCTTTACCAAATGTAGGGAAAGTTGGCAGTCCTTCATAAAACCGTATTTTTGCATCACTAAATTTATTAATTAAATCGGCTGGATCAGCTTGTTTAATCAATTCCATCGTTCTTGGGCCAACTACGCCATCTGGTACGCAACCAATGGCAGATTGCAAAGTTTTTACGCAACGCCCAGGGCCAGCATTAATAGCGAAATCTAGGCATAAATAATCAATGCCCTTACTTAGCACTTGACCGTACACGGGATTCCAGTATTTTTGCTGATAAAACGGTGCTACTTTTTCTGGTGTCAAAGCCTTCATATCGGCAGTTGATACCTTATGGCCTACAAATTCTTCCCATGCTTTTTGGGTAACGCCTAAGTTGGTACAACCTTGTCTGCCATCATCTAAGTGATTGCCAGGGTCTTTAGGGTTATCAGTAAAGCCACCTTCTGACTTTAATACCAACTCTAGGCTTTTTTCAAAGTTATTGATCATTTGCTATACCTACTTGTTCTGTCAGCCATTTTTGTAATTCCACCAACATTAGGGTTGTTTGACTGCATTGGTAAGCAAGTTGATTGTAGGCGGCACTTGCATTAGCGATGCTGGCGGTTGTGGAAAGGGGGCTTGCGGTACTGCTACTGGGCTGGCGCACCCCATTAGAGTAATACTGGCGCAATAAACTAAGTTTCGCATCATATTCATCTTGAATACCTTTCGTTACTATTTCGTGTTGTTTTTTGACTGCTTCGTTGTGTGCTTCTTGTGCTTTGGCGGCTTGTTCGACTTGTATTTGATAATTAGAAAAACGCAAATGTTCCACATAAAAACCAGCCCCAAACCCACCAAGTAAAAGACCAATATATATGTAAATTTGGACACTAGAACCACCCATAAATTCAGTCGCTAGACTTAATAGATTTTTAAACATTATTGGGGTTCTGCGCCAGACATTTGTTTAGCGGCCACAGATGCCGCACCAGAACCAGAAACAATGCCCAAAGCACCAGCAAGTTCTGTAAGGCTAATTTCGTGGCCAGCATAGATTAAATAGATTGCCGCACCAGCAACCACAATAAAACCAAATAACCACGCCCAACGAGCAATATCGTGGGTTTGATTATCTTTTCCAGTAAGAATATGAGTAAATATTTCGTTCATTTTTGATTACCAGCTAATAAAGCCACTACCACAGCAATTAATTGCATTGTCCATTGACGGGTATCTCCCGTATCAAGACATGGAATCCAGTCTAATATGCAAAGCGATCCTATTGTTGCCGATATTGCCACTACATAAACTAAAAGCCAAATTAATACTTGCCTATAGTTTTTATTCATTTTGCATGATAAAAACCAGCAATAAAGCTAATAAATCCACTAATGGCTGAAACTATTGCCATTCCCATCCAAAACCCACCACGACTTTTATTGGCTAAGGCAACTAACTCTTTTAAATCTTTTCGAATCTCAAAAAGTTCGCCTTCCATTGCTTCGACTTTTTGCCATAACTGGCCATATTTAACGGGGTCAATTTGAAAATCGGACATAACAAAACCATAATAAAAAGTTATTGGATATATTATATTGTCCGATATATTACAGAATGTATTTTATCACTTCTTCTGGTTTTAAAAACGCATCAGGGTTATATTCGGCAAAATCCCACCATAAAAACTGATTTTGAGCCAGATAACTGCGATCTTTTAATAAGTTAATGTTTTCTGGATGCCCATAGATTAATGGATCAGATACAGACCACAACACCACGCCAGGTTTACCGCAATCCCATGCTAGATGCTGAAAAAAACTATCACAACCAATCCATATCCGACACTCAGCAATTAGTTCACGCAGTCTGGCGATTGGCAAATTCTTTAGAAACTGCGGGGTTATCTGTTCTTCGCCATCAACTCCGACTTGCACAACTTCCTCAGAAATTAATGATAGAAGTTCTTTCCAGTAGGGATAGTTTTTTGGGTTAGTTTTGCCGTTTTGTAACGGTTTGGCAAATGGGGCAATTAATATCATAGATACAGCTTTCTATAAGCATTTTCTAAACTGTCTTTCCAATCCCATTGTACCATCTTTTTATAGATATTCCAGCGGTCTAAATCCTCAAACAATGCTTGTGCTTCTGCTATTGATCTGCCTGGCACGATTTCTGGATAGCAAGTAAATACCATAGGGTTATGTATATCAGGTAGCACATGAGAAAACACGATATGATCACCAGCCCCGCAATTAAGCACAACAACGGTGTAGTCGGCAAGCTGTAGTGTATTTCTAAAAATTTGTTCATCATGGGCGTACATCCCTTCATTTGTTTCAGACCTTATGCCGCCTTGCGCTTTTAAATGCCAAGTTACTGCATGAGGGGCAACCAGTAATTTATATCCTTTTTGATGCAATCCATAAGTAAATAGCGTTTCTTCCCGATGGGCTACACGGGATAAACCTAAGTTATAGTCATGTACGCCAGCACGATATAAGAATGAGCAATGCAAATGCTCTACAAAATCTGATTTATTGATAATTCCCCATTGAATATTGGGTTCTTTATCAATGTCGGCAATTTTTCCTGTAGATTTTGATGTATCAAATATTGCTGGTAAAGTCAAAATTGACCCACCAACTGCGCCTATTGGATCGCCAACTTTAGACACTTCGTTTGCATAGGTATAAAGCTGTTCTAATACATTGGGTTCTGGAATAGCATCATCATCTACACGCCAAACCCATTTGTAGCCCATCTCATTCGCTTTTTGATGGATATGATGCTGACCTTTTTTGTCGGCAAATAACCATTCCCATGCAATTTTCTTGTAATCCAATATTTGAAATATATGCTGGTATATAGGGTTTTCCCGCATATCTTCGGGATTGTCGTTATCGTCAAAAATAACCAGCTTGTCTGGGCTTTTAGTCTGATTGGCTATAGCCATCAAAACCATTGGCAAAGTCGTTGTATAACGACCTCTAGTGGCCACAGAACATAAAATTTCTTTCCTTTGTGCCGCTTTGTCCCATTTGGCAATCATTAAATTAAAACGATTGTGTTCATTAATGGGTTGCGGGTAACTTGTAATCTGCCCATGTTCCCCAATATAAGAAATATCAAAACCTTGAAAATGGCTTTCGTTTATTCCGTGTAATTTATGATGTTCACCCCAAAACCCTTTTGGTTCATTCCAGGGGCAAGTAATCAATAATCGTTTGCAATGCTTTTTTAGTTTTTTGGCAATTTCTAAACCATTGTCTAAATGCTCAATAACTTCAAAAGCAATAATGGTGTCGTATTGTTCTAGCGAATAAGTGTTGATGTCGGCATTAACAAATTTGTTAATACCATCCCATCCTTGTGCTTTGGCGTTTTCAATTATTTTAAGGTCGTAATCTAACCCTGTATATTCAATGTCTTTTGGCAAAAACTGTCGGCCATAGCCATTAGAGCAACCAATCTCTAATATCTTTTTGCCTAAAAGATTATCTTTAGCCCAAAAATAACGGGTGGATTCTCTAGGATAAACTTCGTCACCCTTTAAGAATACCGCCCGTTCATAGTTGTTC